CTTTCAATAACATCCTGGGCGATTGCAGGCGTTATAGTTTCTGCCCGCTTAATTCCATCAAGTGTGTCTTTAAAATCTGCACTTTCACTGGCAGTAGCTACAGGATTTGATGCTTTCCATACAGAGAACAAGTCTTCTGTCTTTAAGTCAGACCCATACTTCTCATGTGCTGCTTTGAGCAGGGTATATACACCCTCATAGTCGTCAGAGAAGATTGATTTGCGTAGTTTTGCCTGTGATGCCTGATAGGTATCGTTTTTTAGTAGTGTTTTTATTAGTTCTGCTTCCATTACCCCATCCCTTTGTTAGTGGTCGTTACTAAGGGCTATAAAGTTAACAGAATGCACAAATAAAAAAACCCCTAATTTACATTAGAGGCTTTTTTCTTAATTTAGTTAGTGGTTGTAAGTACTTAGGAGTGCCTAAACTTCATCTTAGAGATGTCCATAGTGCGTTCACCACGGCGTTCCTTTAGGTCTACCTGGTGAAAAACTACACGTTTGTTATTGCTGACGATGGAGTTGATGGCTGCTTCAAGTTTGTCCTGCTCTTCTGCAGCACCTCTGAAACCAGCCTCTTCTTCGATCAGGTAATCAATTACCACGATTCCTCTTGCTTTCATTGTATTTACCTTTTCCTTTAGTTTTACGTCGGTACTAGGTTAGCTTCGACGGATATTTCTTAGTGCAGCGGATCAACTGCGAATGATTTGCTCTATAAGGAAAGGGTAGGTGGACCGCTAGGGGGATTTGAGGTCTTTAAGTAAATAATTAGTTCATTAGGCCGTAAGTCCGTATAACAAATAACGTAGCAAAAAAAACTATATTTGGTGTAACAAGAAGCATACCTGTCATGTTTGTTTAAAGAAGTATCTTTTGTATTTGCTTCTCGGACATACATTTTAAGTCTTCCGTGGTTAATCGTAAATTAGTTACTGTTGAGTTTTTCCTAATTAACAACACTGCTTTAGTACTAGCGTCTTTGTCAAGAACTAATGTTACCTTTTTGTATTTATTTAGGGTTTTTTTAATGCTACTTGTTATATTTGTACCTAATAAAGCAACACCAACTACATTCTCTAATCTAGAAACAGAACAAGCAGAGGGTGCGTCTTCTACTAAGACAGCATGTGTACCTTTACCAACAGCAATACCTTCAGGCAGTTCACCATAAGCCCACCACTTGGATCTAGCAGGGCCTAGAGAGCGCCCTACAGCGCCTGTACCTGCTTGGTTGTGGAATAGCACTCTATTCTCTGCAGGGGCATAGGATAGCTTTATATCGCCTGCTACATATGCTTCCCATGAGTTTACTGATTTAACGTATTCCATAGCGGGTAGATGATTATCAATCTTTGTCAGTATTGTTGGTACAGATGTTATAACAGGCTTCTTTCTTTGATTAGCTACTTTAGCTAAATAAGCTTTAGAAGCTTCTATAGATCGTTTACCTGAATAAGCACCTTTTGCAGTGCAGGATGCTTTATAGCAGTTCCAAACTATCTTGCCATCGTACTTGTCTATAGTGAACTTCTTACGGCCACCACAGAACGGGCAGTCTATAGTTTTTCTATCGCCATCAGTAATCCTAATGGCTTTAATGATATCTAATTGGTCCCTGTAACTATACATCATCCACCTGCTAGGTCTAATAGTTATATTATTGCCCCTGGCGGGACAATCCGAAGGATACTAGCTATTTGCTATTAGTCAACCACTAACTAATGGTTTTAGATATGGGCTTAGTTACTTTTATACTCTGTAAGTATATGTTTTTATTAGTGTAGCCCAGACCCTGAAGGTCGTAGGTTCAAATCCTACTCCCGCAACCAACTACTTGTAATAATTAGACTTTTTTAGTCTACTTTAGTTAAGTTGAGAAAAATCTTCAAACCTACCTAAATTTTAGCAGGAATCACCCCGACAGGCCCTCTCTTTGGGCCTTCAGGGTGTCCTCGTAGCGGTTAAATAGTTGCTCAAACTTCCACTGGTATAGCTGCTGCATCCCCATGAGTGTGTTCATCAGTTCGTCCTGTGTAGGATCACGATCACCATCACCTATTTGTCTGAACACTACCTGTAGATCATCACATACATGCCAACAGTCCATTATCATTGGCTCCAAGTCATATAGTTTAGTCATCACTATTATCCGTAAGTGCATCCCATGACACAGGGAATAGTTCAATCATCTTGTGGTCAATCTGACGTGCTACCTCTCGTGTCTCCGCCTGTGTGTCAGACTTGCAGCGTAGGTTACACATATCAGCGAAGGCATCTAGGCTACCACTCCAGTACCACTCAGTCATCATATTCTGAGGTAGAACCATTCGAGCCTGCTCTGGGCATACTCCCGCCTTTAGCAATCCACTGTACATGTCATGTACATGATGGGTCTGGTAGTGATCCAATTGCCGCCAGATCTTTGTCCGTGACCTTTTTCCTGTAGTTTCGCATGTGTAGTGAATATGCTCGATTTCCTCTTTAGAAGATCCCTGCTTTTTATCAACACTGCGCCCACGCCATATGGTAGGCATATAGAACTCAGGTTCCTCATCGACATACCTACGGCTGATCTCATTCCACCGCAGAAACTTATGCTTCACTAGCTGTCGTGCTACAAAGATAGGTGCCTTGATGTGGAAGGATGCGAAGCAGTGACCGAATGGACTGATGTGCTTGTGCTTGGCTAGATAACGGATCAGCTTATCGTCTTTATTCTTGAGGCGTGGTGGCCCCCAAGGATCGTCTTCCATCTCACTTGTCTTACCGAAGGACACCCGTGCAGCATTAACTACTGACAGGTCACTACCCATATGGTCGATGTACGTTGCTTTAATCATTTAGGTATTCCTTTAGTTCAGTGTATCCGCCAATAAGTTTTCCTTCAGAGTTGAAGATGATTGGCACAGTCTTATGGCCTGCAGATTTAATCAGGGTATGCAGCCAGGGATTATCCGACAGGTTGTAATACGTGTAATGAATGCCTTTGTTGCGAAGCAATTCAGTGGCACGATCACAGAAGGTACAATTGTTTTGAGCAATTAAGATGTAAGTCAAAACGGTGGCTCTCCATTTTCATCAAGCTCAGGCATGCGAAAGGCATACTGACGATCCTCTGGTTGTGTAGGATCATCTAGCTCTTCATGCTGCGTAGACAGGACACCTAGTTCCTGAAGGCTACGCTCAAGATACGTGGGTATTTCGTAGGTCATCTGCTTTCCTCAATTCTGTTCGCATGTCTTTAAAAAAGTCCAACATGCGCTCAATCAACATTGCTGCCTGTGGTCTTGTAAGGCCTAGTTGATTACAAAGTTCCTTTTCCAGAGCCTTGCGGGACTCCGCTACATTGCTTGTCATGCAAACCTCTTATTTATACCTGCTGCGGCTAGTTTCTGGGTGGGGCGTACATAGATAGAAAGGATGTCACGGCTTTGGTGACCTGTAACACTGCGCAGTTCATCCTCTGTGCATCCTGCTTCCGCCATTTCGGTAGCACCTGTGCGTCTAAGATCCCTGATCTGTAGTTCGTTAGGCAGACCAGCTTCCCGACGTATACGAGCCGCTATTTTGTTGTAGCGGCGTCTATCAAATGGTCGATTGATGTCTTCTGCAACAACAATAACACCCTCGCCACCATCCTTCAGACGTTCCTGTAGTCTGGGTGAGGCAGGGATGGATACTTCAGTAGACGTTTTCTCTTGCGTGAAACTAAATGTCTGCTTTGAATAGTTGTCCCAGGTTAGTTGGCGCATGTCTCCAGGGCGCTGGCACATATCATAACAAAGCAAAGCCAGTGTACCCATAGACCACCAGCCAAGTTCATCCGCCTTTTGCACGAATGCCATAACTTGCTCAGGTTCCCACAAGGTTGTGCGGTCAGGAAGCTTACGAAGACCCATCTTCTCAAACGGGTTAGCCTGGACGCTACCAAGGCGCTTACCTACAAACCATATACGTCTAAGAACCTTACACGTATGGTTTGCCCTATGCATACTCACCTGATCACACAGTTGTGAGTATATTTTCTCTGCGTGACTAACTTTAATGTTGGCTGCAAGCATGTCCTCAAGCAGGACGTTAGCTCCACCGATACGCATCCGCATAACGCCACGCAGTATTTGGTTGTAAGTGCGCTTTGTATTGTCAGAAAGCTTGGTCCAAGAGTTTGTCTGCTTGTAGGCAGCAACAAGACCACCAACAGATGCTTCTTGGATGTGGATCTGGCGCTTGTTACTGCGTTTATAGTCTTGATAGGCATCAGCCATAGCCAACGCACGGGCTACTGCATCATTTTTGTTATCGTACTGTTCGTAGGAAGCTCCAATAGCCTCTTGAACGTACTTTGGGGGTGATACCGCCCAGACAACGCCTTTATACTTTGTTGTCTTCTGCCTTAGATACTTAATTTGTCTCATCACACTTCTCCATATGGTTATGGGCCTCAGTGTGAACATAGCTAGTGGTTACAATATATGTCAATACAGTTTTTTTAACTTGCATTAGCTAAGTGTCTTTGTTAGATTCTTTTTGTAGACTTCCTCCCTGTCTACAGGACGCCTCATCCACTGGCCCCTCTAGAGCTTTATTGCTTTAGGGGGGTTTTTTAATGCAAAAAGGCCCCGAAGGGCCTTAATAATAATGCTACTCGCACGTCAGATCGCATTATGGATGAACTGTATGAACAACTCTTATATCAGTATGTTCTTTATCAGCATCTTCCAGGGGTACAGCAACACAAGTCATGCCTTCCATGATCACCTTTACAGTTTTGTTCCTGTCTTCTGCATCTTCGGCGGCGTCTAGCAGCGCCTCGCCCAACTCTCTTGCCTGCTCTGAATTCATCTTCATCCGCATTTCCTTATGTCTTGGTAAAAATAAAACTACTCGCACGTCAGATTAGATTATAAGTATGTCTGGCCATATGTAATAGCAGTGTTAGAACAATAGTAAGTGTACATGCAAGAGAAATATTTTATAAAAAAATTATATCAAAAATTTCAGTTTTAGTGGCACAAAAAAACCATTTGCAAATTGTGAAAAATTCACGCAACATTTAAAGGCCCCGTGGGATTGACCACCCAAAGAACAAGCGGGGCGCAAAACCTAAACTTGAAAGGAATGACCAAATGTCTTTATTGAATACCGCCGCAGGAAATACAAAAATTTTAAAATCACAAAAGGGGACCGATTTTCGGATTGCTTCCCTTTCACTATATCCCGACGACAAAATTTGTCCCGCTGCAATTTTGGCAGGATGCAAGGCCCCTTGCCTAGTTTCTGCAGGAAGGGGGGCCATGGGGACCGTTGCACAAGGGCGCAAAAATAAAACCGCTTTTTGGCATAGGGACAAAGATTTGTTTTTAGAAACCTTAGAAAAGGAAATGCGCAATTTCATCAAGCTTTGTAATAAGCAAGGAAAGCGGGCGGCGTTTCGACTAAATACAATTAGCGATATCCCTTGGGAAAGATATGGCTTGCCCGATTTATTCCCCGACGCCCTGCTATATGATTACACAAAAAGCGCCGCCCGCTTAGGCAAAACCCCCGAAAACTATCGGTTGATGTTTTCTTACTCACAAGAAACCAAATATCAAAAACAGGTTACCAGGGCTTTGAAAACCGATTGCCCCGTTGCCGTAGTTTTTAGGGGCTTTGTTCCCACGGGTTCCTATTTCATGGGGCGGGAAATTATTGACGGGGACAAAAGCGATTTAATCAACCTGGAAAAGGGCCAGGGAAAAATCATTGGCTTGAAACTTAAAGGGGGCAAGGAAACCCAAAAAAGCCAAAGCCTATTTATAGTAGAGCCAAGCCAAGCTTGCCCCGCCCCGTCATATGCAATCGCTGCAGAATAAAGGCCTTTGATAGTGCAATATCTCTATCAGTTTATAGGCTTTGTCGCCTTCTGGATATGGTGTTTTGAATGGCTTTTTTAACT